AGCTGCTCACGCTCCAAGAGGAGTTCAAGAAGGGCCAGCTCAGCGACAAGCAGCGGGAAGAGTTCGACTCGCTGAAGAAGCAGCTCCAGGACGTGCACACGAAGGAGCTGGGGAAGCGGGACGAGCGGGTGAAGCAGCTCACGGCGGCACTCGAGGAGCAGCTGATCACCGCCCGCGCGACGGCAGCGATCGCGACGGCGAAGGGCTCCATCCGCCTGCTCCTGCCACATGTCCGGCGTCAGGGCAAGGTGGTCGAGGAGAACGGCAAGTTCCGCTCCGTGGTCGTGGACGAGGACGGTCACACGCAGCTCAACGACAAGGGCACGGAGATGACCTTCGAGGAACTGGTGACCGGGATGAAGGACCAGCCTGACTTCGCCGGCGCGTTCGACGGATCCGGGGCGTCCGGTGGTGGGGCTGGCGGCAACCGGGGTGGCTCGACGGGTAGCACGATCCGCCTCAGTCGTGAGGCGGCGAAGGATCCCGCGCAGTATCGGGCCGCGAAGGCCCGCGCGGAGAAGGACGGGCGACCACTGGAGATTGAGCCGCTTCCCTAACGCGGCTGACCCCTCACGGGATGTGGGGGTGCGTCGAGCACGTGATTCCCGGGACGGGAAGGTCCTCGGCGGCGCATCGATGAACCACTGACGCGGCGCACGCGCCGCATCCCGATGAGGAGTCCACAGCCATGCCCAATACGCTCAGCGTCTACGATCCCATCTTCTACGCACAGGAAGCCCTGATCCAGCTGGAGAAGGCGCTCGGGCTGGCCGGGAGAATCCACCGCGGGTATGACGCCGCGCCCCAGGACAAGGGATCGACGATCTCCATTCGGCGGCCCTCGACCTTCGTGGCGGACGATGCCCCCTCGACGGCCCAGTCCATCACGGCCTCGAAAGTGGACATCACCCTGAACAACTGGCGCGAGGTGAAGTTCGCGCTCACCGACAAGGAGCTGTCCCACACCAAGGAAGCCATCATCAACGAGCACATCCGGCCGGCGGCCTACGCCCTGGCGGACGATCTCGATCAGAAGCTCGCGGCCCTCTACAAGTTCATCCCCTGGTTCTTCGACGTCGCGGGCGGGGCGGGCTCGACCCTGATCCTTAAAGACGTCGCGCTCACGCGCAAGGTTCTGTTCGACAACGCGGTCCCGCTGGATCCGAGCATGCTGCACCTGATGGTCAGCGGGGCCGAGGAAGCGGCCCTGTTGCCGCTGCTCTCGCCCCAGAACCTCGGGAGCGGTGGAGAAGACACGCTGCGGCGCGGGAGCCTCGGCCAGCTGTTCGGTTTCAACGTTTTCGCCAACCAGAACACGCCGACTCACACGCCCGGCGTCTCGGCGGATGCGACGGGCGCGGTCGTCGGGGCGCACGCGGTCGGGGTAGTGGCCCTCGCCATCGATGGCATCACCACCGCGGGGACGGTGAAGGCGGGCGATACCTTCTCGATCGCGGGCGACACGCAGCGATACGCCATCACGGCGGACAAGACGGCGTCCGCCGGGGCCGTGACGCTCGACATCTTCCCGGCGCTGAAGGTGGCGGTCTCGGGCTCGGAAGTCGTGACGATCCGGCTCGACACGCACGTCGCCAACCTCGCGTTCCATCGGAACGCGTTCGCGCTCGCCACGGCGCCGCTCTCGGAGATGGGGGGCGCGCTCGGGGCCCGGATCGCCACGGTGTCGGATCCCGTGACCAACCTGTCCCTGCGCTCGCGGCTGTTCTACGTCGGGGACGAGTCCAAGGTGTACGTCGCCCTGGACCTCCTGTACGGCTACGTGACACTCGATCCGAACCTCGCCACCCGGCTCTGCGGCTGACGAGGCCCTGCGAGGGGAGGGGGACGCGCAATCCCTCTCCCCTCGTCACCGCGGGCGGGCGAGTGCCCGGCTGGGGCTCATAACTCCGGCCTGCCCGGCGCGACTCCGGGGCCCGCTATCACCGTTCCGAGGAGTGCACTATGTCCGCCGTCCCCACCGTCAAGATCGTGCATCCGAAGGATCCAAAACGATACCTCGTGATCAACGAGGGGGACTTCGATCCGAAGGCGCACAAGCTCTGGACCGAGCCCAAGCCCGCCAGCGGGAAGGCGGCGGAGAAGTAGGTCGTGCCGGACCCCACCCTCGTCGCCACGCCGGCGGACGCCGCCGCGAACAGCTACCTCAGCCGCGCCGAGGCGCAGGCGTTTTTCGACGGCCGGTTGCAGGTTGACGCCTGGACCGACGCGGAGCCTGCCGACCAGGACCGGGCGTTGATCACCGCGACCACGCGGCTCGACCAGGAACGGTGGGCCGGCACGCGGAGCACGACGACGCAACGGTTGCAGTGGCCCCGGCGCGACGTTCTGGATCCCGACGGGGTCGTGTACGATCCCGACACGATCCCCCGTCCCCTCGAGGCGGCGACCGCCGAGCTCGCCTTGGCGCTGTTGGCCGGTGCTGTGGCCCTGGCCCCGAGCGGACTCGAGGGGTTCGAGAACCTCAGCGTCGGCCCGATCGACGTCACGCCCCGCGCCGGCGCGACGGCGAACACCCTGCCCGACCACGTGCTCCCGTTCCTCCGTGGGCTCCGCACCGGCGGCAGTGGGCAACCCGAGATCATTCGGGGGTGAGCCATGGCCACCGCGGTGCTGACCCCGTCCTTCAACTACCCGAAGGGGTTGTTCGTCCCGAAGGGGACGGACGAGACGTGGACCCTGACGTTCGACTTCGCCGACCGGCTCGGGGCCGGCGAAACGATCGTGAGCGCACCATGGACCGCCAGCGTCCTGACGGGGACAGATCCCGATCCCGACGCGCTGCTCGAGAATGGGGGCGACGCTCCCACGATCATCGGGAGCCAGGTCGTGCAGCGTGTGGTGGGCGGGGTCGATCGCGTGACGTATTGCCTCAACTGTCTGGCCCTGACCTCGTCCGGTCAGGTCCTGCGCGGCCGCGGCCACCTCGAGGTGCGTGATGCCTGCTAGCGGCCTGGCTGGCGCGCTCGAGCGGGGCGTCACTGCGGCCGTCAAGGTCGGGGGGATGCATGCGACCTTCGTACGCCGGGTGCCAGCCGCCTACGACCCCGTAACCGGTAAGGCTGGCGCGACCCCGATTCGTCTTCCCCTCACCGTCGCGAGTGAGACGGTCCGGAAGCCGGTTTTGGTCGGGCAGACGCTCGTGCAGGTCGGGGATCGGTGGCTCCTGGTCCCCGCCGCCGCGCTCCAGGGACTCGTCCCGCAAGGCGGCGACGTGTTCGTCCTCGGCGGGGTCGAGCACCGGATCGGGCCCGTCGAGATCGTCCCGGTCCAGGGCGTGCCGGTGCTCTACCGCTGCCTGATTCGAGGCCCGGCGTGATCCGCGACAATGCCGCTGACGCGCGTCGGAACCTCGCGGCGATGCGCGCGCATCCCGCCGCGGTGGCGTCCCAGATGACCCGGGTCTACGCGCTCGAGGCGATGCGCCGGCTGGTCCTCAAGACCCCGGTGGACCAAGGGCGCGCGCGCGGCAACTGGCAGGTGGGTGAAGGCGCGCCGAACACGACCGTCGATCCGGACGCCACCGATCCGGCGGGGGCACGCGTGTCCGGGGAACTGACGCTGGCGATCGCCCAAGCGTCCGGGCTGCTGCCGCTCTACATCACCAACGGGTTGGCCTACCTGCCGGTCCTTGAGTACGGCGGCTATCCCCAGCGGGAGGGGGGGACCGCCAAGGTGACCCCGCAAGGGTTCAGTCGCCAGGCGCCGGCCGGCATGATCGGCGTGACCGTCCAGGAACTCGCGGGGCTCGCCACGGAACTCGCCGACGTCATTCGGGTGCGGGTCCAGGCCGGGGACGTGAGCTTCCCGGCCGGGGTGCCGGTACCGTAATGCCGTCCGCGTTGCAACCGGCGGTGGTCTCGGCGCTGGAAGCGCGTCTCGCGACGCTCTGGGTCGACGCCGCGGGCGATCCGCGCACGCCGATCCGGTGGCCTGGCGTTGTGTTCACCCCGCCGGTCGGGGACGGGGCGGCCTGGCTCGAACCGGTCGTCGTGTTCGGCGAGGGCCTCCACCTGTCGAAAGACGGCCGGAACCGCATCGTGGGCGTGCTGAACGTGAATCTGTTCGCGAGCCCGGGCGGCGGGCTGGGATCCCTATACACCCTCGCGGACCAGGTGCGGGACCTGTTCAATCGCGTCGACCTCCCGGACCTGCGGCTCCAGGTCCCGTCCGGCCCGCGGCTGGTGACGGAGGATCCGTTCCTCCAGCTCGCGCTGACCGTGCCGTTCGAGGCCGAGGAAGTGGTGCCATGATGCCGCACGGGGAGGGAGACTGATGGCGAACTTCAGTGGACGCGACGGCTCGGCGTTCTACGGCACCACGGCGGCGACGGGGACCCTGACCCTGACCGCCAATGCCGGGAACGGGCAGACGGTCACGATCGGTGGGAAGGTCTACACGTTCGAGACCACGCTCACCAACGTGGATGGGAACGTGCTGATCGGGGCCAACGCCTCCGACTCGCTCGACAACCTCATCGCGGCGATCAACCGGGGAGCCGGCGCGGGCACGCTGTACGCGGCCGCCACGATCGTCCATGCGACCGTCACGGCCGCGGCTGGCGCGGGCGATACGATGGTCGTGACCGCGCGCGTGCGTGGGACGGGCGGCAATGCGATCGGGACGACCGAGACCCTCGC